CATACTGGTGATGGAGAAATTGGTTCTTATCAAGTATCGTTTGAAGGTTATTACTGTATAGACCCTAATTCTCCAAGACGTAATCCGGCATTAGTGAATAAACCGAAACAAATACCTGGAGGTGTTGGGTATCAATTAAACACAGGTAATCCTATTATTGATAAGTTTGTTTATGGTGTTGCAAAAGACCAAAGAGGTACTGATTACACAGATGTAGGGGTACAAATGGATAGTAATAAAGTTATAACTGAGTTTGATTGTAATGATAAAAAAATACAATTTTCACTATCAACTAATGCTTGGAGTTATGATGATATAGTACCATATATTAACCCTGAATATTTTAGTTGGGCAATTCCAGGACCGGAACAAAATAAAATAGTTTTAACTACAGATCCCGATTTTAATGATAATGGTAAAAGTGACAATAGTATCCAAGGTGCACCTAATCGTAATTTATTAGAAGATAGTGTAAGTAACAATAGAATCAGAGGTTTTAGACATAATTTATTAACTGAAGAACAAACTTTATGGATAGGTGCGGAAGACCCTGATGTTGGGTTGATACAAAAGGCATTAAAGTTAAGACCTGTTGATAACAAATTTGGAAAAGACACTCAAAAAGCGGTAATTAAATTCCAAACAACTGAAGGAGCTAAACTTCCAACACCATTAAGAACTGATGGAGTTGTTGATGATGCAACTTTAGAGGCAATAATAGGTACTGAAGCCTTTAACGCACGGAATGTTTTACCCGCATCTGCAACAGAATTACCCGCATCTGCAACAGAATACACAAGACCTTTAACGCTTAAAAGTACGGGTCCTGATGTTGTTGCAATACAAACAAAATTAGGTATTAGTACTAAAGGTGGTTATGGTCCTGAAACGCAAAAAGCGGTATTAGCTTTCCAACAAAAAGATACTAACTTGGAAGATACGGGTGATGTTGATGAGTTAACATTTAAAAAAATTATGGCTTATGATGCTGCATCACCTATAAAGTATTCGGGTAGAAAACATAATTATACGACAAAGGATGAAGGTAAATGGATTAAAGTATCTCCTAATACTAGTGATACACAACTAAGTGATAATAATGGGTACTTTAAAATTTTAAATGTTTTAGATGAATATAATGTAGTGATTGATGCTGAATATAAAAACGTTGGTGGTGGTGGATCAACACAAAAAGTTTTATTTGGTGAAGACGCAAAAGAGGGTACTGACCAGGTTATTAGAGGTGGTGGTTCAGGTGGTTCAGGTGGTACAGGTGGTACAGGTGGTACAGGTGGTACAGGTGGTAGAGGTAGAAGAAGTGGAGTAGTAGGTGGTGGTGGAGGAGGAGGAGGTAATGTAGATCCTGAAAGACAAAGACAAAGAGATTTACGTAAAAAAGAAATGTGTGATGCTTTAAGACAAGTAAAACAATATTTAAATAACACTAAAGATGCGGGATTAACCGTCGATTGTAAAAGAGATCAAAATACAAGAAATCAAATTATGATGGCTCTTACAGGTGGATCTTCAACTGGAGGGGGAGGAGCTGAAGAACCAAAGGTATCAACACCGGGAGGAAATGTAAGAATATATTAATAGTTAAAACTAAAAATTTATTAAGGGAGAGAGATCTCCCTTTTTTTATGATATTTTTTTTTGTATATTCCAATTAAAGCGTTATATTTGTGGTATGAAAATAACAAAGAAAGAACAATTATTTATGGAACTCTTGGAAAAAGAAGGGGTTGTTTGGGTTTTTGATCACATTTTGTTAGATACTAAAGATAAAAAAGGATATGACAAGGTTATTGGGTATAAGGCTTGGAACATTGCGTATGACTTGTTAAAGAAAGGTTTGATAAAAGTTAACCCTGACAATAAATCTGGTTGGGTAAAAAATTAAGTTATGGAAAAAATATTATATATTGTTAGAGGTGTGCCTGGATCAGGTAAATCTACGTTTGCTAAATCATTAGGTGGTGCTCATTTTGAGACTGATATGTTCTTTATGGATAATGGTGAATATAAATTTGACTTCACCAAAATAAAGGAAGCACATAAGTGGTGTCAAGATAGTGTTAATACTGCGATGATATTAAATCATACCGCAAATATTAATAACGTAATTGTTGTTTCAAACACATTTACTCAAGAATGGGAAATGAAACCGTATTTTGATATGGCGGAAATATTTGATTATAAAGTGTTTTGTTTGATTGTTGAGAATAGACATGGTGGGATTAATCAACACGGAGTCCCTGAAGATAAGATACAGTTAATGAAAGATAGATTTGAAATTAAAATTTAAGAAATGAAATTTGATAAAATATTAACGACAGGTAGAGTGTGGGTCACATCAGATCCCCACTACAACCATAAAAACATTTGTAGAGGTGTAACTGATTGGAGAACTACTGATGGGAAAGTGCCAGACCATAGTACAAGAAATTTCCCAACGTTAGAACTAATGAATAACGCATTGGTTGATAACATCAACTCTAAAGTTGGTCAAGACGACACTTTAATTATGTTGGGTGACGTTGCTTTTGGTGGTTTTGAGTTTATTAGAATCTTCTTGGACCGATTGGTATGTAAAAACATTCACTTGGTTCTTGGTAATCACGATCACCATATCAAAAACAATAGAGATGGCATTAAAGATATGTTCTTATCTGTTAGTGATTACCTACAGGTTAACATTGGTGGAGAAAACTTTGTGATGACTCACTATCCATTTGAAAGTTGGAATGGTCTTAATAAAGGGGTGGTTCACCTTCACGGACACGTTCACTTACCGGCAAGTAGAAAATGGGGTAAAGGTAAAAGATTGGACGTTGGTGTGGATGGAAACAACCTCCAACCATATAGTATTACCGAGATTGTACACATGATGGATAAAAGAAATATTGTCTCTGAGATGAACGATGATCACCATTTAGATGATATTGTTGGGGTTGTGGGTTAAATTACAACTCCAACATATTTATATGTATGAAGATTATATTAACAGAAACACAATACAAAATACTTAACGAAGCGTTAGGGGTTCCTGAAGGTATTTTAGATACTGCATCAGATTTATATGAAATAGTTGAAAATTTAATTAAGGGAATTGATTATAAAAAAGACGAATATATTTTTAACCAAAGTGTTGATTTAACTATTTCGGATTATCAGATTGATTCACTTGATCTTCATGTTAATGTTGAGCATATTCCAGGTTATGATGGGAAGGCTGAACTTGCATCTATGGCTATGGGTCAAAATTTTAATTATAATAGAAAAATACAATTAAAAGTTCAGTTATTAGATACTGAAATAGAATTACATATAACATTTGTCGTTGGTAATGAATGGGAACCTGAAGATTTATATGAAAGATTTACACAAGATCGTGTTGAAACTGAATCCACTTTGGCTCATGAGTTAAAACATAAGTACGACAAACAGAAAAAACAATTTGATTTAATTGGTAAAGACGCTCAATACCAAACTTACTCTAAAGGAAATTTAAGGTTTGGAATACCTGAGATTGACCATAAGTTTATGAGGTACAATTATTTTATGCAAGTTGCCGAAAGTTTAGTTAGACCAACTGAACTTGCGTCAAGAATGAGACAAAGGAAAATTTTAAAATCTAAGTTTTTAAATTTCCTTAAAGAAGACAGATCATTTAAAGAGATTTTAGAAATTAGGGATTATAGTTTTGAAAAGTTAATTGATGGTTTAAAAGAACAAATGGATAGAGTGGATGCGTTAATTAAACATATTGGACAATATAATGAAAATTTAACTGAAGACGAAAAGATTAAAATAACATTAAAATTAGTTTATGTGAACTTGGTGAATAATAACGTTGAGTTATTTGATCAAATGACATCAACACCTTTAGACAGATATGGTATTAGGGCTTTATTTAATAATGCATTTGGTGGTGGATTACTTCCGCAAGATGAAGAAGAAAAAAACTTACAAAAAGTAAGACAAAAATTCATCAACTATTTGACAAAGTATGATGATGATCCTATTATGTTCTTTAAAGATATATGTAAACAATTATCTGACGACGCAAACAAAATTATTAAAAAACTAGGTAAACTTTACGCAATGGCAGAAGACGATCAACCAATGAATGAATCTATAATCAATTGGGAACTTCATCAACAACTGATGGAAAAAAAATACGGTAAAAGAAAAATAGAAACCGAATTTAAATTCAAAAAATAGTTTGTCAAATCCAAATTAATTTATTACCTTTGTTTCTATGTGGACAACTAAAGAAACTAAAAGGGAATATCGTGGTGTAATAATCACAAAGTTTGAAGGATCAAAAGTCAAAGATTATTTCAGACGTAGAGACCCGCGCACATTTCAGAAAGACGATAAGAGATTCACTAAGTGGCAATCATATGTTGTTAACATTAATGATGTTAAATATGACTTTGAAAAGTTGAAAGATGCAAAAGAATATGTTGATTCAATCTTAGATAAGAAATGAAAAAACCCTGTAAAGAATGTCCTCATACCATTCGTAACCGACATAATGATATGATTGTAGAGTTTGGTAAAAGAACGGGAAAGAAACATAATTGTCATATGACGGAAGGAAAAAAAGATTTGTGGAATATAACTAATAAAAAATTGGAATGTTATGGATCAAAAGAAGAGAGAAACTAAATTTGGAACTTATATAGAAATGGAAACAGAAACTAATGTAAAGAAAACCGGTGATAAGATCACAAGGTTTGTTGAAAGATTGAAAAAAATTGGAATTGAAGTTAAACTTTCAGGTAATTACCCGTGGGTTTATATTGATGAAATCTGTGGTATCAGAGTAAAAGAAAAGTTTGCGGGAAATCACGGATTTACTATAATTTTTCTTCCTGTGAGAAACGATACACCACCATCTGATTTTACAGATATCAAAGAGACGTTCAAGTTAATTAGAAAATATAGTAGAGAGGCTCTTTTGATAAAAATGATGGAAGAGGATCAAAAAAACGGATTGTATGATATTAATTAAAAAATAAGAAATGGAAAATTTAAATAGTGTATGTTATGTTGGAATAATCGGAGAGATTATACCAATAGAAGGTGCGGATAACATTGAACTTGCATTGGTTGGTGGTTGGCAAGCCATTACTAAGAAAGGTGAATACAGTGTTGGTGATAAGGTTGTTGTTGCAACTACCGATGCGGTAATCCCCGTTGAATTATCTGATTTAATGGGTGTAACTAATTACCTAAGAAAAGGTCAAAGAGTTCGTACCGTTAAACTTCGTAAAGTTTACTCTGAGTGTTTAATTATGAGTAAGAATACTATTCCTGCTTTAAGAAAATACCCCACTCTTACAGAAGGAGAAGATTTAATGGAACTATTAGGTATCACCAAATACGAACCACCAGTTAAGATGGTTGAGATGAGTGTTGGGGGTAGAAAATTCAAGTACCACCAAAACCCTAACTTCCACGTTTACTACAAATTCCCAAATATGAAAAATGTACCGGATATGTTTAATGAGGACGATGAGGTATGTATTACTCGTAAATTACACGGGACCAATGCTCGTTACGGAATTGTAAGGAAGAAAAAACTTTCATTCTTAGATAAGATTCGTGGATGGTTTGGTAATCAATGGATTGGATATGAATATGTTGTGGGTAGCCATAATGTAGAAAAAGGTTCTGATTCACAAGGATTTTATGATAGAAATGTGTGGGAAGACATAGCAATAAAATACGATATTCGTAGAAAACTTTGGGATCACGTTAAAGATGTTTATTCACCTGATGGGATAGGTTCTGGTTTTATTATCTATGGTGAGATCTTCGGACACGGAATCCAAAAGAATTATGATTATGGTTTAACGGAGATTCGTTTTGCTGGTTTTGATGTTGAGGTTGATGGACATTATGAAGATAATTTAAGTCAAACAACACACTTCCAATGTTTAGAATTAGATGAGGTTGAAACATTATATTCAGGTCCTTGGTCAAAAGAAAAACAAGATAAATACGTGTTCGGTAACTATATTCAAGGGACTAAAGTTCCTCACGAAGGTGTTGTTGTTAAATCTTTGGATGGTAGTAGACACAAAATTGCTAAAATCATTAACCCTGATTATTTGATAGCAAGTGAGAAAAATAATTACGGTGATTCACATTAAAATATATTAATTTATATTAGTTTTTTTCTATTAGTAATATATTTATATTATATGGGACGATTAAAAAAATACAAAACGGAAGAGGAGAAAAAAGAGGCTCAAAAAAAATGGGCTAATCAGTATTACCATCGTAACAAAGAACGAATAAATAAAATTGCTATGGAGAAATATTATGAACTACAAAAAAGTGTACGACCAGATAATCCTGAGGGCGAAGAGTGAAAATAGAATTAAAAATTGTGGGGTATACTATGAATCACACCACATAATCCCAAAATGTTTGGGTGGTGAAGGAAAAACTGTAGAGTGGAAAACACACCCAAACATTGTATTATTAACAGCAAAGGAACATTTTATTGCTCATTTATTACTTTGTGAGATACATCCTGATGAATACAAATTGAAATTTGCGTTATGGGGTATGTGTAACCAAGATAGGAATGGTATGAGATATAAAGTAAACTCAAGACAATACCAAAGGATCCGAAACGAGTTCTCAAAGTTAATCTCAAAAAAATACAAAGGTCGTCCTGCTCATAATAAAGGAAAACCAAATCCAAAAACCGCATTATCTAAAATAGGCATACCAAGACCAGATTTATCGGAAAGAAATAGGTTAAGAAAGGGAACACCTAAAAACATTCCTGAGGGATATGTAAGCCCTTTAAAAGGTGTAAAACAAAGTGATGATTTAATAAAAAAACGATCGGAGTCAAAAAAGAGAAATGGTAAATGTGTTCTACAATTTGATTTAGATGGTAATTTTTTAAAAAAATATGATTGTATGACTGATGCCTTTAATTGGATGAAGGACAATAATATTAAAGGTGATATTAAATCTAATTTATCAAATAAAACAAAAAAATCGGGCGGATTTATTTGGAAGTATGAATAATTTTACTTATTATTAAAAAAATAACAGATGGCTTGGATAAATGTTAATATTGATTTAGATGATATCTATGACGAAATGGATCGTCAAGATAAAATGGGTATGGCGGAATTGTTATATGATGATGGTATTTTAGATGAACATATAAATCCTAATATACGTAAAGTAGTTAGAGGAGAACAAGAATCGCCAGGTGAAGAAGAGTTGAGAGACAACTTAACCAAGATATGGAACTCATATCATCAATTAACAAACGAAGAGGAAGAATTGATTAAGAAAATTGCAGATAGATTACCTTTATAATGAAACAGGAGTTAAACACGTTTGCATTCTTTTCAAAGAACCTTTTATTTTACGCCATTATGATATGGATTGAAAAAGATTACAATCCACTTAATTGGTGGTTATTCAGTGGATTCTTTCAAATTGTAATAACAATAGTTTTTGAATTATATATACTTGGAACATCATTAGAAGAAAAAAATATAGAAAATGGGAATTAAAAAAATTAAAAAAGAAAACGAATTAGTTAATATTAGTTTAATTGATTTGATGGGTAAACTAGATACTAGTAGTACTAAAAAATACACTCAATTTTTGGTTAAAATACTTATAAAAAGTTTTAACAACGATTCGAAATATGTACTTAAAGAAGCGTCACCAAGAGAAAGAAAACTTGATGAGGTTTTAGGTGATAATAGTTTTGATAGTTGGATGACAAAGAGATTGATTGGACACCTGTATGGTTGGGATGAGATGAATTTATTTGTTGAGTTTTGTGACTATATGGAGAGAGGTTTAACTAATGAAAAAGACATTAGTAAATACGATAGTTGGGATATGGTCTCAAGTGAGGTGTATATGGCTAAGAATCGTGATCTATTTAAAAAGGCAAAAAAAGAAGTAAAAGTTGTTTATGAGGATGATCAATATTTATGTATTAAACCATTAACATATGAAGCATCTGTATCTTATGGGTATCAAACAAAATGGTGTACTGCTTCAGTTCATGACCCTAGTTACTTTTATAATCACTCAAGAGATGGAGTACTTGTATATGTAATTGATAAAATAAATAATTTTAAATTTGGGTTTTTCCATGGTAAACAACAAATTCATATCTACGATCAAAAAGATGATAGAATAGATTCAATGGAGACAGGACTTCCGTTTGAATTATTACATAAGTTGTTTAGTGAAATAAAATCTGATGTTAAAGATAAAAATTTTAACTATAAGTTATTTAGTGAAAGTGAATTGGAAAAGTTAAAAAAATATCGTGGGTATGAGGAGCCGGAAGAAGAAATGGTTGGTCGTGAAGAACCAATACCGGTAGAAATGATGGGGGAGGGGATAATAAATCATGTACAAGAAAGAACCAATGACCTGGGCATTATTCAAGATGAAGGGTTAGAATATTTAAGACAAAGATTACAGACATTAAGACCAAGAAACCCTATTGAGGTTGGTGATGATTTACCAATTTAAAAAAATATAATATGAAAACATTTACATTAGATGATGATCAGGTTAAAAAATTGGATGAGTGGAAAGAACACATAAAGGTTATCTACGGTGAATATGGTCAGTATGAATATAAATTCACCTCAAATGGTATTGGACAAATAGTAGAGGTCTATAGTAAATTAGCAAATGCAACTTTAGATCTTACAGATGTGAGTAAATGGTAAAACAAATTATAAAACCCCCTTCATTTTGATGGGGGTTTCTATTTTATCACATATTTATATTAAAAACATTTTATGAAAGATAAAAAACTTATACTTGAGGAGTTAAATAGGATTAAAAACCTTATGGGTTACGATCGTTCTAAGACATTAAATGAACAAGAAGGTTATGAAGGTTATGCTGATATATTAAAAAGTTTAGATAGTGATTCCGGTACTAATATTTATGGGACTTCAGATGGTAAACCAAGAAGATTTAGGACACCAGATGGTGATATTTTTGATTCTGCCGTTGATAAAGGAAAAACACCTAAAGGTTCAAAATGGATTAATAAACCTGAAAAGGTTATTGATGCGGTAAAAGATGTTGCGTCTAATAAAAACGTTCAAACTGCAACAAACACTGTTGGAGGAGGTAAAGTAGTAAAATCAGTCACAGGTATAGGAAAAAATGCTGCGTCAAGTGCTGAAGTTGCAGGAGCCGAATCTGCGGTAGGTGCTGAAGTTGCGGGAGCGGAAGCTGCGGTAGGAGCGGAAGCTGCGGTAGGAGCAGAAGCTGCGGCGGTAGGTGCGGAAACTGCGGCGGTAGTAGGAGGAGCGGAAACCGCGGCAGTAGTAGGAGGAGCGGAAGCTGCGGCGGTGGTAGGAGGAGCGGAAGCTGCGGCGGTGGTAGGTACTGAGGTCGCGGTAGGGGCAGGAGCGGCCGCTGCGGTTGGTGGTGGTGAAGCGGCAGCGGCTGCGGCTACTTTTTTAGGTTTAGGTCCTGTTGGTTGGGCAATAATTGGTGTTGCGAGTATCGCGGCTTTAGGTGTTTGGGCGTACACAAAAGACGATAAAATGGGTATGGTTGAAAAATTATTTGATATTTGTCAATCAAGTAGTGACAAGGATAAGTGGAAAAGATATATGAGTGATACAGAGGTTAAAAAGAATTCAGGGATATTATATCATGCCATGGAAGGTTTGGGTACAGATGAAGAAGCGGTTTACGGTGTATTCAAATCATTTAAAAGTCCTGGTGATTTTTGTGCGGTAGGTGAAAAATATGAAAATACATTTGGAGAATCTTTGTTAGAGGCGTTAAATGGTGATTTTGATTATGGTTGGGAAGGCATTGCTGAACCATTAGTTGATATGACTAAAAAATACGCACAAACTGAATCTGAAGAATATTGTAAAGATCACGTTGAAGAATGTGCTGAGAATTTAAAAAAATATTGTAAAAAAATACCTAACGATCCTAAATGTAACGTTTTACAATCAGAAGATTTATTAGTAAAGGCTAAAAAATGTGGTCATAAATCTGTGGAAGATTATAAAAACTCTGATTGGAAATGTGATCCAAGTTCATCAGGTGGTGGTAATGACGGGACAGGAAAAAGTGAGTATGTGAATTGTAATGGTGAATATCATAAAGGATGTAAAGGACCAAGAATAGTGCAATTACAAAAATGTTTAGGTGTTGGTGTTGATGGTAAGTTCGGAGAAGAAACGGAAAAGGCATTAGAAGAAAAAACAAAGAACAAAACCATCAATGACGAAGATGTTAAGAAAATATGTGGTAAAAAGTAAAATATTAACACATTTTTAAACCCCATCTTACCAGGTGGGGTTTTTTATTTGGAATTAATTCACTATATTTGCAATATGGTAGGACTTATACTTTTTTTGTTAATCATAATAATCTCTGTTTTTATGGGGAAAATTAATAAAGATAAGGACCATCCATTTAATAAGTTTATAAATGATAGGAGAAAATAAAATATTTGTTATTTTAAATTTTTTAGATACACATTATGGTGAATTAGTGTGTAGTCCAAAAAATCTTTGTTATCATAAAGAAGGTGAGATTTATTTTAGATTTAACATAAAAGAAAAGGTTATATATTTGGAATATAAAAATTTTGTTCAACCAATATGTAAAGCGTTAAACATTGATGATGAAATGTTAGATGACTTATATGAGATAATTGAAGAATGGATTGAATATGTTTTTAAAATTAAAGGATCAATAATGTAATTATGAAAGTATTAGTTCTAGATAACGATGGTGTAATTTGTCTCTCCAACAATTGGGGTGGACGAACAAAGAAATGGGCGAAATATCGTTCAGCAAATCCTGATTCAAGTAAGGAACGTAAAGATGCTCCGGTATCTGTAAGATTTGATGACTTTGATAAGAAAGCGGTTAAAATCCTTAATGAGATCCTTGAAGAGACAGGTGCTGAAATTGTTGTATCGTCTGATTGGAAATTACACGCAACTCTTGAAGAACTTGGTGACTACTACGAAAGTCAGGGGATCATCAAACGACCAATTGCGGTAACTACTAATCTTGGTCAGTGTACTTGGTATAACGATCAAGTTTGGGTTTGGTCACCAAGATGGAATTTGGAAATGACTCGTGTTATTGAGATTACCCAATACCTACACGATCACCCTGAAGTAACACATTGGGTTGCGGTTGACGATCTTAATATGGGTAAGAATGGTGAGGACTGGAAAAACTGGGGAATTGATAATTTTGTTTTAACTCCAAAAAGTAGTGAAGGTATTAAACAATTAAGTATTAAAGAAAAAATATTAAAGTTTCTGAGAGATGAGTAAAGATGAAATGAATGAATTTCTTGAATCTATAGGCGGGCTTGAGAATGGGTATTACTCAGACAGACCAACTATTAAACACTGCGAGGTGTTTGATGTTGATAGTGGATGGTACCCATTGATTAAAGAACTGATTGAAGATCTAATAAAACTTGGTTGGGACAAACAATTATGTCAGGTTAAAGAAAAGTTTGGTGGGTTAAGATTTTACATCAATGCCGGATCTGATGAAATTTTTAAAAGAATAACATTGGCTGAAAATCAAAGTTATGAGATTTGTGAAACCTGTGGGGAAAAGGGAGATATGAGAACAGATATTGGTTGGTATAGAACATTATGTAATAAACATTATGAAGAACATAAATCAAATATTCAGAAATAATAAACATCTAATGGATGAACCTGAAGTTCAAGAACTTGTTGAGTACACAAGAGAACTTGAAGACGAGGTACTTCAAAGGAAGATTGAGGATTCATACGATAAAGAACATATGTTAAGATCTATGTTATTGGATATATTAACAAGTTGTCGTGACATGGAGGAAACAAACGAATTATCAAAAAGATATCCTGGTATGTACGAAAAATGTGATTCTGAATCTTTAATTAAAAATTTAAAGAATTATATTATGGATATGAACGCAAAAAATGATTTAAGGATATGAATAAGATTGGTTTAAGTGAAAATTGTTTTGGTGTTGATGTTGAGATAGATGATGAATCATTATTTATCCATGAGTACGACAATAGGAGTCCTGAGATAATAAATGATTTGCAGGATAAATTGATTGATAACCTAAGATCAATAAAAAATAAATTAAGTATGAATGATTGGACAGAGATTGTTCATTTGATTCTCAATCATGGAGATGAGTTTGAGTATGATGTTGAGAATTCAACGGATTACGAATCTTGTGATCAGTGTGGTAATTGGAATCATAATCATATATATAACAGAAAAAAAAATGAGTAGAGTAAAATTATTTGTAATTGATGAGAAACCTTATCTTGGATCAACGGAAGAAATTTTTGTTGGGGATGACGCTATTGTAACGGTAAACGGACAATATCCAATGATTGTTAAGTGTGAAAACGAAACAGTATTAAATTTGATTAAGGATCCAAAATTAACCTTAACAAAAAGTTTTAAGATCCATGCAAGACCAGATAAGTTGAAACTAACCCCTGAGGATATTGATAGAATATTATCTATTGATGAAGGTGTATGTGAGGTTGAAAATTTTGAAGGTAGTATTAGGTTTATCTAAAAATAATTCATATCTTTGATAAAAATAAGATATGGTGAAAAAAGCTGAAATATTGAGTCAGGAGTTTAAACTCACGTTTGCGCAAGATTCGGACTGCCTTAGTACGGAAGATCAATTCTTAACAATCAAAACTGATAACGGTGGTGGTGGTGACTTCTTTGTAATTGAAACAGAAAGATGGTCGTTTGATTCCTTTGATGAGTTAATTGAGTTGTTTAATAAGTTTAAAGAAAAACACGAAAAAATCAAAGAATAAAATTTATGAAAAAATTAATGTTTATTATGTTATTGGGTATAACTTCCTGTACCATGAAAGAATATAAGTATGAAATTCATGGTAAAGTTAATGTTTCTACTTCAGGTTCAAACCAAATGAGAGATGCGATATGGTTAACGGACACAATTAGTTTTGATGGTGATACCGCATATTACTTTAATAGTGACGGGTCTCAGGTAAGAATTAGTCCACCATATACTTTAATTAACAAATCTTTAAATAAAAAATAGTAAAATGAAAAAAGTTTTTTTAGCAATTTTAATGGGTGTTATGATAACATCTTGTACAGAAAATTCAAGAGTTAGAAACTTTGGAGGGGATGGAACCCTTAGATTACCAAAAGGACAAAAGTTGGTTAATATTACTTGGAAAGAAACTCAGCTTTGGTATTTAACAAGACCAATGACATCAAAGGACTCTTGTCAAACATATACATTTCAGGAAGAATCGTCTTTGGGTTTGATAGAAGGAACGTACACAATAATTGAAACTAAGTAATATGAGTTTATTTAAAATTTATGAGGTAGGTGGAAAAGTTAGAGATGAGATCTTAGGTCTTCAATCTAAAGACGTTGACTATGTTGCGGTTCCAAGTGATACGTTATTGGAAAAGTACAAAAGTGCTCATGAAATGTTTGTTATTTTGGAGACATTCCTTACTAATGAAAAGTTTGAGATATTTCTTTCAACTCCTGATTGTTTCACTGTTAGAGCTAAGTTCCCTAAGGATCACAAATATCAAGGTGTTGCAGACTTTGTAATGGCTCGTAAAGAGATTGGGTATGTGGAAGGTACAAGAACACCTATCGTTGTTCCAGGAACCCTTAAAGATGATTTGGAACGTAGGGATTTCACTGTTAACGCAATGGCAAAAGATGATGATGGTGAGATTATAGATTTGTTTGATGGAATGAAGGATTTAGGGAAGATGGTTTTAAGTACACCACTACCAACAAAACAAACATTTGATGATGATCCACTTCGTGTCTTAAGAGCAATTAGATTTGCAATCACAAAAGGGTTTAGTTTGAAACACTTGGATTACTACATCAACAACTACAATTACGAAACAAAGATGAAGGTTGTTTCTTCTGAAAGAATCCGTGAGGAGTTGTTGAAATGTTTCAAACACGACACCATGTTGACTTTGGATATGTTAAACGATTACCCAACGTTAAAGAGATATATTTTTGAAAACAAATTAATGTGGTTAAAACCCACAATGGAAATTTAATAAATTATGGAAAATAGAAGTAAACATTACGGAGACGTAGACAAATGGGTAAGAAAAGTAATTGATTCATGTGAGACATATGAACAAACTTTTGGTGTAAGAAGTTTGATACTTAATTTTGAGGGTCAAATGTATCGTAATAAAGTTGATCATAACTTAATTTGGTCTGTTAGATCTTCTTTAGATTTAGAATTGAAATTTAAACGAGATGAACTAAGAAAAAAACAATTAGAGAATGAAGTTTGAAATTATATAAAATGGAAAGTAATAGAATATGAATTTTACGAATAGAGAACAGATTGGTGATTTCATTAAGTTTCATAACTTAAATGGAATTGGTGTTGAATTAGGATCCTTCAAAGGGCAATTTGCGAACACAATATTAAACAATTGGGGTGGAACCTTATTGATGGTTGATGTATGGAGAGAATTACCTCATCAGGAGTATGATGATGTCTCAAACCATAGAGAACACATTGACGCATATTCTCAGGCTATGGATAACATTAAGGGATTTGAAGATCGTGCTTATATGTTAAGAATGAAGGGTGAACACGCTTGTAATTTCATTGAGGATAAATCATTAGATTTTGTGTATATTGATGCTAACCACACATATCAGGCAGTTAAAGAAGATATTAGATTATGGTACCCTAAGGTTAAGTCGGGTGGTTTGATTATGGGTCATGATTATTTATCTGATTATTTTTATGAGGGTCAAATTGAAAAGGATCAACCTTTATATACTTTCCCTGATGGACAACCTGAGAAGTCAACATATACAGGAATGTTTGGTGTTAACCCGGCAGTGGATGAATTCTGTCTTAACAACGGATATAAAGTAAATAAAACCGATGAGTTTCTTGCCAGTTGGTGGTTCATTAAAAAATAGTTTATGGAAAATAGGATATCAATTATACTTCATTGTACTGAGAATTATTTACAGAACTCTTTGAATTTAGTTAAGTCATTAAATCTATATCATAATAATTTAGATTTTTATTTATACACACTTAATTTTAAATATAATTCTGAAATACCAAACTTAACCACGGTTCCTGTTGAATCATTAAGTATTGAAAATGATATGAATTTTCTTGGAAACAAAAACGATGTATCCAACAAGAATATGTTTAAGTCAGTGTTCTTCAAAAGTAAGGTAGTATTACATACGTTAGAGCATCTTAATTTAGATCAGGCAATATACATTGATTCTGATATGGTACCAACAGGTGATATATCAGAACTATTTAAATATTTTGATCAGGTTGAGGATTATCCTTTAATCCAACAGGGATTGTTTGAGTATCAAATAAATTACGGTAGAGGTAATCCATTCCACAATGGGGGTTTTGATGAAACAAATATTTTGGAATATCCATTGATGAAAATGAACCATATACCGGTAAAGAATAGAACACATTATTCAGTTACATCTGTTATGGTTTATAATAAAAATTGTAAACAATTCCTCAAAGAATACGACTGGTTAAACGAGTTTGCATTTAATTTGGATCTTGAAGAAATTAAGTTTTACTATCCATTTAGTGATGAGACAACCATGAATGTTTTATTGTGGAAATACAAGTACAACAAAAGATTACCATTTTTACAGATGAACATTGATGATATTAATAATGTTAAAGAATATTATGAATCAAACTATGAGAATGAAAAAGAGGTGACATCTTATGTTAGAGTTCCTAGTAAAGAAAAGAGAAGAGACATATTATTTTTCCATGGGGCTAAAGGTGAGTTGTCAAATGAAATTGTAACATTACAAAATAATGTTTTTAACTCAAGAATAGATTTAGATGAAAATAGATATTACATTTCAAGTAATATAGATTTTGATAGAGAGTTAAGTATTATTTTTTACGATGGTGATAATTTTATATATTCTTCAGTAAGTCACATAAAAAAAGGTTTTGAATATTGGTTTTCACCTGGTAGACACCTAAATACGGTAAATGACTTAAATGTTAAAATTTACGATGGTTATAGATTGATATATAAAAAAGTGTAAAATAAATTAGATTGGTACTGATAATATTTGTATATTTGTAAAATATTATTTATAGAAATACAAACATGATTAACAATATTGAACTTATAAAACCATTACTTAACTTCACTGACGATGGTGATTTCTATATGTTGTATGTATTCAAACGTAAGAAAGATCAACCTGAAGGTGAGAGAGACAACCACCAATCAGTTCGTACCATCAAAACTTATTGTGTTGATTCTATTGAATACTTGGAGAAACGATATGATGAGATTAAACAACTTTGTGAGATGTTTAAGGCTCGTGCATACATTCACGTTCAGAAACAAAACCATAAGGATGTTTCATTGGAGATGATGATGTCCTTGGCTGAAAGAATTAAAAACGGACAACACATTCAGAAAGGTTTGTTTGACTCAGTTGTTGGACAAATAAAGACCAACGAGAAGAGGTGGATTGTTGATGTTGATAGTAAGGACAACAAAGAGTTATTAAAGGTTAAACTTGCAATTGACAGTTGTGCTCCTTTTGGGAAAGATAAAATCATAAGTGAAATCCCTACCAAAAACGGATATCATTTGATTACCGATAGATTTGATGTCTTGCAGTTTAGTAATGTATATCCTGATATAGATATTGTAAAAAAAAACCCAACATTATTATATTATCCTAAATCATTATAATTTATAACATTTAAATTTTTCTTTTGGATGTCGTAATATATTTATAAGATATGTATCATTATGTTTATAAATTAGAATTACCGAAAACAAAAGAATTTTATTTTGGTAGTAGAACATCTAAAGTTGAACCAACTAAAGATGTTTATTATATGGGGTCTATGAGGTCTTGGAAAACAGATAAAAAAAAATTAATTAAAACTATTATTAAATGTGATTTTATTAATAGAGAAGATTGTATTAGATATGAACGAGAGTTAATCATTGAACATATTTCCGATAAATTAAACAGGAATGCCCATATTCCTGATGTTGGTTTTAAAACTGTTGGTTTGGGACAATATATGGGTGAAAATGGTAAAGTTTATAGAGTACCAAAAGATGATGAGTTAGTTTTGAATGGGACATTAAAACCATTTTGGTACGGTAGGAAACATAATGAAGAGTCAAAAAAGAAAATGAGTCAATCAGCTCTTGGTAAAAAAATTACCGATGAAACAAAAAAGAAGATGAGTGAATTTTGGAAGGGTAAATTAAAGACCTCCGAAACAAAAACTAAAATGAGTGAATCCGCAAAGGGTAAAAATAATAATTATAAAAGATATTTAGAACGAACCGGATTACCTCACGCTAAATCTAAACCTGTTTTACAATTTTCATTAGACAATGAATTTATTAAAGAATGGACGAATGCTTTAATTGCTTCAAAAGAATTAGAATTATCTTACAAAGCAATAAATAATTGTTTAAGGAAAGGATATAAAAAGTCACAAGGTTTTATTTGGAAATACAAATAATTTTTAGTATCTTTAAGAAATATAAATAAGTTTTATATTACCCAAATACATTAGAAAATGGATTATAAAAAAATAAAAAGAAAAGAATGTTTATTTGAGATCATTAATGATGTCACAAATGGCATGGACATATACAACCATAATGGATCTTTTTGGTTAATTAATACCGAAGAATTAAAATGGATGGTTGAATTTACTAAAGAAAAAACATTGTGGTATAACTACAATTTATTTAAATCTTTATTTAAGGGAATATCTTTAGATCTTATGGAAAATCAAGAATATATAACCGAATGGTTTGAGTCAAGATTTCTTAAACCTGAGGTGGTTGAAGATACCATTCAAAATGGGGTGAGACACACCAGCATAACAAATGCTAATGCTGAGAAAAGAGTTGAAGATACCATTCAAAATGGGGTGAAACACACCGAAGAAAGTAATCCGTGGATGTGCATGGGTGTTGAAGATACCATTCAAAATGGGGTGAAACACACCAATAAAGCGATTATCCGTATTAATAGTGTAGTTGAAGATACCATTCAAAATGGGGTAAAACACACCAATCGTACGTTGGAACCATTGAGCATTATAGTTGAAGACACCATTCAAAATGGGGTTAGATACACCTCTACTTACTATTCTGAACAACCCGATTCAGTTGAAGATACCATTCAAAATGGGGTGAAACTCACCTCAGATATAGGGAAAGAGAACGCAACACGAGTTGAAGATACCATTCAAAATGGGGTGAAACACATCAAGGTAAATCATCATCCATTGCATCAGATAGTTGAAGACACCATTCAAAATGGGGTGAAACGCACCAGAAGGAACTTCAGGAAGAAACACCAAAGAGTTGAAGACACCATTCAAAATGGGGTGAAACGCACATCTACGGTTGGTCATCTTCATCCGGAACTGGTTGGAGATATTATTCAAAATGGGGTGAAATACACCCGAATGATAGAGGAAGAAGATTCGTTTGAGGTTGAAGATGCCATTCAAAATGGGATAAAATACATCTCCAGTTCTGTTGGAAACTGTAAATATGATGTTGAAGATATCATTCAAAATGGGGTGAAAGAAACCATCCAAAATGGACAAAAGAACAAGTTGAGAGTTAAAGATACCATTCAAAATGGGGTGAAGGAAACTGAATTACATAAAGGGGTTAGACCATTGGCAGTTGAAGATACCATTCAAAATGGGGTGAAACGCACCAATCGTTCAAGTACAGATTGTCCCAAAAGCGTTGAAAATACCATTCAAAATGGGGTGAAGTACGCCTTTCCATTGTCAAAACTGACAGTCACTTCAGTTGAAGATACCATTCAAAATGGGGTTAAAGAGATCGGGGATATTTGTCTACGACGAAGCAGCGTTGTTAAAGACACCATTCAAAATGGAGTTAAACACACCGTTATTGGTGACATCTTTAATGATTGTGCGGTTGAAGATACCATTCAAAATGGGGTGAAACACATCGAGATTGGGTGGGCACAATATAATAAAGTTGAAGATGCTATTAAAAATGGGGTGAAAAACACCAGTCCAAAGATTTTTGAAAATAAGAAGCTTGTTGAAGATACCATTCAAAATGGGGTGAAAAACACCCTGTTTTTGCCTGAATCGATTCAATCAGGAGTTGAAGATACCATTCAAAATGGGGTGAGAAATATTTCCCCAATGACACAATATATTGATTGGCAAGTTGAAGAAATAATCCAAAATGGGGTGAAAAACACCATAGATCTTAAACTTTCACGAGAAAACACTGTTAAAGATACCATTCAAAATGGGGTGAAACACACTGAAGATGGTGATTGGTTAGATGGTGATGAAAGGTTTAATGATATTATCCAAAATGGGGTGAAACACACTTTAGGGACAGAATATATGCAAAAATCAATGGTTAATGATGTTATTGAAAATGGTATGATTAATTTAAAGAAATAAAAAATGATAAAAAGAGAACACTTACAATTTATTTACAATCGTCTTATTAACATATACGGTGAAAAACCTACCTATGACTACATGATCAGATTAAAAGTCATATTGGATGAAATTGAATTAAAGGAAATTAATGACAACATTAATAGGATGAAAGTTGAAAACAATGAAAGATCTGAAGTAATTGTTAAATGTGTTGACAATTGTACCTGTATGTCTGTTGACAAGTTCAATGATGATACCGATTATTACATAACGTTTTATAAAACTTATGGGAATAAATCTTTGTGGAATAGAGTTAAGGAAGCTTGGAAAACCATTAGAGGTTTAAACTCAGATTTAAATGAAATTGTTTTAACCAAAGAAGATTATCAAAAATTAAGAAATTTTTAAATATGGTCAAAAAAACTTTTTATCAGATTAATAAATGGTTTGAATTAAATCTTGGTTGGTTTTTTGTGAACGGAATAAAACAAGAAGTTTGGGAAGAATACTTACGTAAAAAATATAAAAATGGAAATAGAAAAATTTGAACAGGCAAAAATAATCAAAGAAAATCTTGATAGATTGGAAAGACAAAAATACAAACTAGAAGGTGCTCTTAAAGGTTGTGGGTTGGGGGTAAAAATTGAGTTTACGAATCCTGGACCGTTTATGGTAAAAGGTGATGTAAGTTTTAATAACAAGGAGATTATCATAGAAATGATATCCAAAGAACTTGAAAGATTGAATAAAGAAATAGAATTGGTAAATAAAGAATTTGAGTTAATATAATTGAAATGGATAAACTACAACAACTATGTAAGTATATCTACGATTCTTCTGTTATGAGTTATAATGGTAAAACCAACCCTAACAAACAGGTTCTTAACATTAAACAATTGATCTTAACTTATATTAAGAATGAAATAACACCATGTGAACTAACGGATCAGGAAAAAATATCTTACATTATTGATAATGAAATGGAAATTACTCTTGCGGTTTCAAAAGGTCATCAAGCCAATAATGGTGATCAATATCAGGAAGCAAGAGTTAAGATTAAAGAATATCGGTTAGAATTAGGTTTAATAAAAAAATAAAAGTATATTTGTAATATGGACAAAGTTAGAATTTATTTAGATGATGTAAGAACGCCAGTGGATCCAAGTTGGATCGTTGTACGTTCTTATGATGAGTTCGTTCAAAAGATCAACTCAATTGGGTTGGAGAATATTGAATTAATATCGTTGGATCACGACTTAGGTGATAGTGCGATGGCGGAATGGCACTACGGTGTTGTGAAAAACTACATAATCAATTACGATAACATCACTGAGAAAACTGGTATGGATTGCACCAAATGGTTGGTTAACCAATGGTTGGATGGTAAACCTGTAGTAGAAGTTGTGATCCACTCTGCAAATGCCGTAGGTAGCGGTAATATGATGGGATACATCAACAATTACAGACACTTGAATAGAATGCCTCAGAATTGTGTGAGAGTTCATATAGAACACACCGTATAAAACAAATGAAGAAGATAAAGATTTATTTGTTTGTCTGTTTGTACTATCTTAATGTGGTAAAACAATCTATATTAAATATATTTTTAAAGAAATGAGTGATTTAGAAAGATTAGAAAATCAATTAGAGGAAATTGAAATGGTTCGTTATAGAATGGAGAATGAAGGTTTCCACTATTGTTTCAAACATTACTCATCATTCAAAGAAGTTCAGGATGAAAAGTTCCACGAACTGAGAAGAAAGTATTTGGAGGTATCTCATGAACTTGATGAATATGTCCATTCAACGATCAACACATTGAGAGATAAAATTGATGGATTGGAAGACATCAATTAAATAAATAAAATAATATGACACTAGGAGAATTTATTAAGAACTTTAGTCATAACAATATCATTAGGTTACATTACAAGGAACCTAGTGGTACTGGACTTGTATTGAGAGATTGGAACGATGTTTCAATGGACCACGAGATTTTAAAAGGTAAGGGTAAAAACCGACATTACATTAACAATGAGGTATTGGGACTAACGGGAATTAATTTCGGACAGGGATATACTCATTATCCTGAAGCAATTAACATAGTAATTGAGAGATTAGAAAACCAACCTATGATTGAGGAAACTCCTGACGAAACTGAATTTAATACCGAAAGTTGTGAATAAATTAGATAAACAATAGAAAAATATGAACAACCTAGATAAATCATACCAATCACTCCTTCAAGACATTCTTGATAACGGAGTAAAAAAAGAAACTAGAAACGGAGGAACATTATCTGTATTCGGTAGACAGATTCGTCATAATATGAAAGATGGATTTCCACTTCTTACAACCAAGAAGATGGCTTGGAAAACTATGGTAACTGAATTACTATGGTTTTTAAGAGGTGATACCAACATCAAATACCTTGTTGATAATGATTGTCATATTTGGGATGGTGATGCTTATAAGAGATATGTTGATAGTGATGAAGTAAGATGGCCAAAGAGTAAAGAAGATTTTATTGAACATATCAAAACAGATGATGAGTTTGCTAGAAAGTGGGGTGATTTAGGTCCTGTGTATGGTAAGCAATGGAGAAGTTGGCATACAGGTTGGGATGTAGTTGAAGATAAGAGTAAAGAGGCAGGTGTAAGAAGGATTGAGTACGGAATTGACCAAATCGCAAACCTAATCCGTGACCTTAAAACAAACCCAGACTCAAGACGATTGATGGTTAATGCTTATAATATTGGAGAACTGGACACGATGGTGCTTCCACCTTGTCATTATGGATTTCAATGTTATACAAGAGAGTTGAGTTTGGAGGAAAGATATGAGTTGATGAAAAAATTAGATAACTGGGTGTCAGTTCATTACAAAGAACCTAAAACAATGGAATATATGGATAAACATAATATTCCAACCAGAGCAATCTCTTTAATGTGGGTCCAACGCAGTGTCGATTCGGCACTTGGATGGCCGTATAACGTCAGCTCATATTCTTTGTTACTTATGATGTTGGCAAAACAAGTCAATATGGTTCCTGATGAGGTTATTTGTAGTTTAGGTGATTGTCATATCTACTTAAATCATATAGATGGTGTTAAAGAACAATTAACAAGGGAGTCATATCCATTACCGAATGTTAGATTATCTGAAAGGGCAGTAAATGATATTTCAGAATATACTTTGGATGATATTGTTTTAGAAAATTATCAATCACACCCAAAAATATATTTCCCGTTATCAAATTAATTTTAGGTACACACTGATGATTTATGGTGTCAGTATTCTGATTTACCAAGTGTAATGTCTTACGATATGCCAAAAGAAAATAAATACCCCGATAATGCAGTATGGAGTGAGGAGAAGGGTTATTATGCCCATCTTCTTCCATATGCAACAAATGTTGGGTCTCCGGTCATAATTCCTGATAATGTATCAACTTGGAAAAATGAAAAGATCCTTAAAACCAATCATTACTTCAATAAAAGGTATGATGAGATAAAGGAAGAGTATAATAAATTGGTTGATGAGTTTGAGTGGAATAGAATGGTTTACTCATCAAATTACAATTTCCAACCTGTTGTTGGGGAAAAATATTACCTATACCGTAGAAATAATGGGGAATATTTCTTATCATTAATAAGACCAACTGAATGGAGACAAGAGTTTGTTGGGGAGTTTGAACTGGACTCAGAAAATAAATGGATTAAAAAAAATTAAAATGTCAAAATTAAACGAAAACATTGAATTATTTAAGTGTTATGTGAGAGCATCACACTTCACAAAAAAAGAAGAAGATAAGGACGATTATCACAAAGCTTATGCATTTGCAGTTCAATCATTGGCGGGTAAAATATTAACATTTCATGTTATGACTGATTATGGAATGTTAAGATCAAGAGTCCCAATATCTGAAATTTTTATGGAAATACCTAAAAATGATATTCCATTTGATTTTAAACAATTATGGGATTGTTTCTCTGAAAATGTAAGTGTTATTACCTATGATTATCTTTATGAAAAAAGATGTCAGGTCGCATTAAAAGACGGGTCAAAAGTTTGGGCTACTTATCTTATGACAGTAGACTGGTATAGAAATCCATATTCTGATGAACCATCTGATTATAAGTGTGGGCATATACTAATTGCGGATGATGGTTATCTACTTTGTCAACCTAACAACAGAATATATTGGAAAGATTCAAATTGGGTGACCAAACCATTCCCAATAGAACCATCAAGTTTAAAAGTTGATACACACATTGAGTCAGTGGAAGCTCAATCGGATAAATGGGTATCTGAAGATTCAAACAACTATTATTACGAAATAAAAAACACAGAAAATAAATTATAATATTATGAATTACGGAAAAGAGTTTAGAAGTTTTGCAAAAAGCGAAGGGATTAGTTCAATGGCATTAGATCAGTTTGAAGCGTCATTAACACCATACATTTTGGAGGAAAGAGAGTTACGTGCGACTCAAATTGATATCTTCTCAAGGTTGATGCGTGATCGTATATTATGGTTATCAGGACCTGTAAATCAAAATATGTCTGATATTGTACAAGCTCAATTATTGTTTTTGGATTCTGTGGAGAAGAAAGACATTACGTTGTATCTTAATAGTCCTGGAGGATCTGTGATGTGTGGTCTTGGTATTGTTGACCTTATGAACTATGTTAGTTCTGATATTGTCACAACTAATTTAGGTATGTGTGCATCAATGGGATCTGTTTTACTTTCTTCAGGTACCAAAGGTAAAAGATCATCTTTAATTCATTCTAAAGTAATGACTCACCAAGTAAGTCATGGTACACAAGGAAACATTCAAGACACACGTATTGATCAGATGGAAGGTGAAAAATACAATTACATCTTATTTAAAATTTTGGCTGAGAATTGTGGAAAAACATTCCAAGAGGTGTTGGACTTCTCTGAAAGAGACAGATGGTATAACTCAGATGAGGCAATGGAGTTTGGGTTAATAGATGAAGTTATTGGAGTTGATAAAAGTAAGAGTATTACAAATTACTTAGATGGATTTGATGAATACTATAAAAAGGAAGTATTAAAAATTAAAAAATAAAAAAAATGACAGAAAAAATAATTTTAAAAGAAACGGTTACTACGGGTAGACCTGTAGTAGAAAAAAAACCAAAAAAAAGGACTTATAAACCTAGAAAGAAAAAAGTAATAACTGAAGAAAATTTGGATAATCATCAAGTTGATAACTCAGAAAAACCATATGTTACAAAAAGTGAAGAAAATAAAATAGTAAAGAAGGTTGGCAAATATTGTATTGGTGCTGGCGAAGGGTTTTGTATTCATTTTGAGAAAAAACCAAATTGGTTACATAGAAAATGTATGAAACTATTTCTAGGATGGAAGTGGAACGATTATAAAACTAAATAAAAAAATTAGTGTAATGGGTAAAATAAATGTCATTGATGATTTAAAAGGTAATTACGAATATTACCTTACCATCGGGAAACTTAGAAAGTTTTTGGAGGATCATCCTGAATTACCTGATGATGCTCTTGTTCTTGCCCAAAGAGTTGAAGATAAGTATTATGAGCAACACGGATGGGGTGTGGTATTGAAAGAAGGAGAACAGTATAATATGTCTATGACCCATAATGCCCGAATGGAAGAAGAAATCCAAAGGAGAAAGAATGGAGAAGAACCAATGTACTATGTGGATGATCCTTCAAAACATATTCATGAGTTAACTGATGATTTGAAAGACCAATACCATCCTGCATTTTGTTGTGTAAAATATACAGATGACGACAATCTTTATTTGGATTTACACTATTAATTTTGTATATTTGTATTATGAAATTAACTATCATATCAGACACACACGGAAAACACAAACACGTACACCACGATTTACCTGGTGGTGATTTGTTAATCCATGCGGGTGATATTAGTTCTATGGGTTACGAACACGAGATACGTGAGTTTGCTGCTTGGTACGATAAAATCGTAACCTATGACCATAAAGTATTCATTGCAGGTAATCATGATTGGGGTTTTCAAAACAATGTTGAGAAAGTAAAAGATATATTAACAGGGTACAAGACTATTGAATACGTCCAAGATGAGTTAATGACTACACAAGATGGTGATGGTCCTGAAGTTAAAATTTGGGGATCTCCTTGGCAACCTGAGTTCTACAATTGGGCATTTAACTTACCACGAAATGGTGAAGAGTTGAAAGCAAAATGGGATATGATTCCTGAAGGTATTGATATATTGATTACTCACGGACCGGCTTGGGGAATATTAGATGATGTTGAAGGTAACCGCAATGTTCACTTGGGTTGTGAATTACTTGCGGAGAGAATCAAACAAATCAAACCTAAGATCCATATCTGTGGTCATATCCATACTGGTCATGGACACTACTTTGATGGTCACACACACTACTTCAATGCGTCTGTATTGAACGAACGATATCTTTATTCACATACTCCATGGAATATTGATTGGGACCCTATAACTAACGAAATTAAATTTATATAATGGAACAACCAAGAATAATCAACAACAGAATATTCTATGATGAGAGAGGATCATTTAGTCCTCTTTCGTTGTTTGAATTAGACAAGGAATGGAAACAAAGTAATATTAGCGTGAACCCAAAAAAGTTTACATTAAGAGGATTACATTATCAAACAGGAGAAACCTCCCAAGCAAAATTGGTAAAGGTCATTAATGGTAGAATTTTAGATTTTGTGGTGGATTTAAGGAAACCACTTAGATCGTATAATAACTGCCAATTTTTTGAAATGAAAGGTGGTGATGAATTAATTGTCCCAAGAGGGTTTGCTCATGGGTTCATAACATTGGAAGAAAATACTATAGTACAATATTTGGTTGATAATGATTACAGTCCAAAAACTGAAGGATCGTTATTGTGGTCTTCATTTTCTGAGATTAAAAATGAGATATTAAGGTTAGATAGTACGTTTGATGAATCTAGTATTATTATATCAGAAAAGGATTTGGTTGTAAAATCATAAACTTGAGTATATTTATTAATAAAAAACTATGGAAAAAAATCTAACAGAAAAATTGTTTGAAGAATTAAAAAAACAAGGTTTATACGAACAGGAAGATACAATTGAAGACAAAGATGACAATAATGAAAATGATTCAGAGTCCGAAGGAAGTAATGATCAGTTTTGTGAAATAGTTTGTAAGTTATTACATTCACAAACACAAGTACATATCCTTCATTTACAAACAACTTCATATTCAGAACATAAAGCACTACAAAAATATTATGAAGGTATAGATGGATTAGTTGACGGGTTAGTTGAATCATATCAGGGTAAACACGGATTAGTTAAAAATTACAAAACTTTTGATATGGTTGATTATAAGTCAAATGATCAATTAATTAAGTACTTTAAAGAGTTATTGGATGTTATTTCTGATAATCGTGATTCAGTTAAAGAAAGTTATTTGCAGAACCAAATTGATACTGTAGAAGAACTAATAAATTCTACTCTTTACAAATTAAAATTTCTTAAATAAATGATTAAGTCAACTTTGAATGAGAATGAACAAATATCTTCACAACACGAAGATATAGATAGTAAATTGTTTTATTTCTTAATTAGAAGACTTAAGGTTAACGAAAGAAAGATAGGTGATGACTGGGGAGGATTAAAAGTTAAGGAATACAAATTTGAAGGGTTGCCAGGATATGGGTTTAATGGGTATATGTCAAAAAAAGACATGGAAAATAGTATTGTAAATATGTTATATGAAAATGATATGACTGATTATGTTTACGATATGGATGAACAAGATCCTGAAAGAGTAAAAATTATTAGGACAATAAGAAAATTTTTAAATTTTATGTTGTCAGATCAAAAATAAATTCGTACATTTGTAGAAGTATTAATTAAAACAAAAAAATAAAAAAATGGTAAAAGGTTCAACAAAAGGTCGTTACATTTGTAAAGTTGGTTTTTTAGATGTTTATGCGATGGAAGCTATTAAAAAACAATCTGGGAAAGGTGATAACAAAGAAGTCGCTTCAACTACTTATCAAATCGTACATGGTAAGAAGATTAAAGAACGTGGTCTTAAAAACAAAGACATGGCGGTTGAGAAAGCCTTGGAATTGTTAGGTGATAAAAGAGTTAACTACGGGTTATAAAATTAAGGATTGTAAAAATAAAGTCGGACTTAGATCCGACTTTTTTATTTTTTAAAAGATATGTTAACTATTATACTTTCGGATAGATCTCTACCTAACATTTCAGTAAATGATCTTTCAAAGTGTGAATTAACTGAGGTTTTTAAATATTCTTCAGTGACACCAACCATATTACCTGTAAAGAAATCACCTGATTCTCTATCTATTTTGTTATCAATTATCTTATCAACTTTAACAATGTTTATGTCTACCTCAGGCATTTTCTCATTGAATCTAACTCCTGTGTAGTAAAACGATAATCTTAATCTTGGGAACCAACCAACTCTGATTGTTTGTAAAGTATGTGAGTCAATCAATTTATCAATTGATTCAGTAAAATTGTTATTTTTATTTACAACTAATTGTTCTGGACTAATAGAACCACGTCTTATCTGATCCATCTCATTACGATCACAAATCAACATTTGTTTTCCTATCTTACTATTCCATCTTGTTGGTCTTGTATTCCTCATCTGTTTAGATGTGGATGATGAATATGAATTAGAAGTTTCAAACCATTTTTTATATTTGTAAATGTATATAGGATACCAATTATATGAAAGAACGACATAACCCCAATCACCTTTACCGTCTTGTTCCCATCTACCTTCTAAGTTAGATCCTTTAAATGGTAGTAGTTCTGAGACTCTTTCGGATGCGTTTGTGTTGGTTACCTTTTTAGTTTTTAAGTTGTGATATTGTTTAAGTTCACTTGTTTTAGTGTCCTCGTATCTGCCATCTTCTCTATAATTCTGAGTGTACCTATTTGAAAGTTCGGTATAGTCCTCAGGTTTAAAACCAAATGAAGACATATTACTTTGGATAAATTTACTTAACTTTTCTGATGATGGTTGAGCGGATTCTTTAAACTCGTTTAAAAATTTAAAGAATATTATTTCTCTTTTGGTAAAAGCCTTATCGTCAACCTCTTCCAACAATACTCTTTTTATAATACTATGTAATTTAATATCTTTCATACTTTATATAAATATATTAAAAATCATAGTTTTTAGTATATGGTAATATTTATTATATAAGAATTAAAAATATTATGGACAATAGGTTAAATTATTACTTATCTAAAGTTGAAAGACAATTAGATTTTCATAGGGGATTACATTTATTTGAGATGGAGACAAATCCTAACTTCACAAATAAAGCGGTATTCCTAAAGGAAAGTCAGAATGAGTACATTACTAATTTATTTGGTAATAATAAAACTATTAGAGAGAGTTACGAAAGGGAGTTTAATGGTGACGTAATTGTTGAATCAACATTCAATCCTAAAAATGAGGTTGATAAATTCTTTTCGTTTCTAAAAGAAAGTTTTGTAAATGAAGTTACAAAGTCAAATATATTATCTGAAGAAGAAGACGACGATTGGTCGGGATGGGGATGGATTAAAGATATTGATAAAAAAATTGATGCTGAAAATCAAAAAAGAAATGACGCTCTTGCAAAAATGACACCTGAACAAAAGGCGGCGTTTTTAAAGAGTGAGGCTGATATTAAAGCTAAAAATGATAGTGCGGCATATTCTGTTGTTAATGCGTTAAAAAGGGCGTTTGATCTTGATGGTGATAACGTATTTGATGACTACGACGGAACAAATGAAGATGATGCGGTTAAAGCAATAGATCTTATTGTAAATAAAAATATTTTAGATAAAGTTAATGAAATAATTGCATATCAAATTAAACCATATGGAAATCTTAGAGCTTGGCTTAATGCTGAGATGTCAGACTTTGATCCGACTCAATACCGAGCAATTTGGAAAAGATTAGAAGGTTTGGGTTATAGTGGAGCCAATTATAATACTTTTTTAGCGGCTGCGGGTGCTGGTGTTGATTTGGTTAAAAAAGGTTTTACATGGTTAAAAGAAAAAGGAATACCTTGGTTCTTTGAACAAATGAGAGATATTCTTATGAGTACAGGTGGGGCAATACTACAAACATTATTAGATTATACAGGTGTTGGGGCACTTGGGGTTACCGCGGCATGGGCGGCATTAACATTATTTGATGTATCACAAATTGCTTCAGGTATTGGTTCTTGGGGTAAATTATTTTTTAGCGTAATTGGTCTATGTACTGCGGGGGCATTAGCAAAAATCATTGGTAAGTTCCTAAAACCATTTTTTGGGGCGGGAGGCACAATTGGTTCATTTTTTCAAAAGATTGCCAAACAATCTTGGTTTATTAAATACGTTAAACCTTGGGTTAGTAAGATTGGTGGTGCGTTGAGTTGGGCGGCGGGTCTAATAAAACAAGCGGGTACATGGGTAGTTGAAAAACTTGGTGCGACAACTATTGGTGGCATGGTTACTAAAGCTGCTGCGTGGATGGAACAACTTTTCCAAGGTATAGTGAAATGGTCTGGTACGGGAGCTGCGTCGGAAACCAAACTTGCGACCGATCTTGGAATTAAAAAATTGACTCAAGATCAAATTAAAGCAGATGCTAAAAAAATAACACAGAAAGTTATATACGATCCGGCTAAAGATAAAGTAAAAGGATACACTGCGGACGCTACGGGTTATGTTGCTGGTGATAAAGCAAAGACCGCACTTGAATTAGGTTATGGTATTGGGGATTATAAAAAAATACTTACAAAAGATTTTAAAGGGGCGGTTAAATCAGGTGATTATGCAAAAACTGCGGATAAAGGATATAAAGCATATGATCAATTTGGTAAACTTATAGACAAAGGAACCCAACTTGCTAGTAATGATGATAATGTGGTCAAAAAAGCTAATGATATGGTTAAAGGAGTTACCTCTAAAGCGATTACTAATAATTATGTTCAAAAACGTGCATAACCTATTTTTTGGTATGGTTATCCCAAAACTTTTTTAGTTCTACTTTATTATATTTTTTGGATTTGTTATCCCAACCACATGAATGGCATAAATAAGGATGTTTATCATCCTTTTCTTTTTTCCATGAGTGATCACATTTTGAACAATGGATCTTATTTCCAAATAGTATATCGGCTTGTTTCTCTGTGATTATAATTTTCATATATAATAAATATCACTACAATTCCATTATAAAATTCACTATTATATAAAAAAATCATTTATCATGGCACACCCATTAATACACGCAAAAAGTTCAGTTAAGAAATACGGAGGTAAAGAAGAAGATTATATCCATTTACATAATTGGTTGGATGAGACCAAAGCATGGGTTGGAAATTCTTTACACAGGATGTTTAGACATCATTCAGAGGGTATTTTTGAGATGGAAAAGATATTTGGGTCCTCATTCATCAATAGTGATGGTAAAGTCGTTTATACACGATATGTGGGGGAAGATCACATCAAAGAAGATTGTAATAATTATATTCCAAGTGCTCACGATTGGATAAAGGCTATTGAGGCAAATGAAAGACCAATGTGGATG